ACTACGGTGGGAGTTATGATTACTTTAAATATAATGGTAAAACAAATCTGAAGTGGAAGCAATTCGAAAAGTTTCGTGGTAAGAAAATCATCCATACTCTCCTGAGAAAGCATGGAAGTAAGTTTGTAGAATATGTTGCAACTGCCTTTGCATATATCCCAGATATCAAATGGGTTGGCGAACTGAATGATGCCGAAGCAGAGGCGGCTTGGATACTGCACCAATCCCATATGCAATCGATTCGAAAAGTGTATCGGGACGAACTAGAATTCCTCCTTGAAACGCATGATTATGATATAAGAAAAGTATTGCTTGGCGGAGGTGATCTACCAGCCATAGAAAAAAGTAGAATAAGAGGCTTGACAAGCATCGAAACATGTTGTATACTGGATGAGATATTTCAGTATATAAATAGAAATGATTGTACTCATCCACTATGGGATAAAACTGTAGTGATTCAAAAGTATAGTCCATTTCTGGGTCTTAATCGATCCACATTCGTTGATATAACGAAAACTGTAGTACCAAAATGAAGTAAAACAATATAGCGAAATGCTAGAAATCTAAAACAATCTAAAAGAGGTAAAAACTATGTCATTCTCAGCACTAAGAAAACGTAAGAACAATCTGGACAAATTGAAAGAGGCAGCAACCGCTTCCGCCGGTAAAGGCAGCTATCAAGACGACCGTTTCTGGACTCTTACCCGAGATAAGGCAAACAACGGTTTTGCTATCATCAGGTTCCTTGATGTTGGTAAAGCTGATCAAGAACACTACGGCGATGACGCCGAAGCAACCCCATGGGTTCACTACTACACACACGGATTCAAAAACGCACAGGGTCGTTGGTTCTCAACGAACTGCCTAACCAGTATTGGTGAGGAATGCCCTGTGTGTCAGGCGAACAGTGTACTATGGAACACTGGCGATAAGAAAAATCAGCAGACCGTTCGCGACCGTAAGCGCAAGGAACATTATGTTGCGAACATCTATGTGGTGAAGGATTCCAAGAATCCTGAATGTGAAGGCAAGGTATTCTTGTATCGTTTCGGTCCAAGCATCTTTGCAAAGATCAAGGATGCCATGTCACCTGAGTTTGAAGATGAAGTCGGTTTCATCCCGTTTGATTTCTGGGAAGGTGCTAACTTCAAGCTGAAGGCTCGCGAACAGGATAATTACGTCAAGTATGACAAGTCCGAATTCGAAGCACCTGGACCTCTATTCGAAGATGACGAGGAAATGGAAGCAGTATGGGAGAAGTGTTACCCACTGCATGAATTCGTATCGAAGGACAAGTTCGAAGATTTCGAAACCATCAAGACCAAGTTTGAGCGTGTTGTCGGTGGAGCTACCGCTGTTGAAGTAGACGCCGATGACGATACAGACCTGGACGATGATGTTGATCTAGATGACGACATTCCAGAAGAGAAGCCTAAGGCTAAGCGCACTACCAAAAAGAAAGCGACAGCCAAGAAAAAGGTGGTCGAGGAAGTCGAAGATGACGACGACGACGATGCGTTGGATTACTTCCGATCAAAACTCGATGATGACTGATTAGATGCAATCAGTATAGAGTTTAGCCCCCGCAAGGGGGCTTTTTCATGCCCCGCCAAATGCTAAGGAGCGTTCGTTCAATCGTTGAATACCTGAGTCTGGATTCCTTGCACTACTCAATGGGATTGTGGTATCGATAACAGCTTGGGAACCACCACCTTGAGAGATAATATTCACTTGACTTGTACCGCCTTCACCCGTGGTATCAGGTGTGCTTCGGACTTCGTTGGCTTTATCTTGAAGCATAGAGGTTTTATCAATACCAGATGTACTCTTTTTCATCGACAGATTTTTACGGAATGCTAATTCCTCATCAACGGCTTTTCTAAGTACAAGGTACGGAGTTTGTTCCTTGATCATTTTCAATTGATCATCATTATAGCTTTGCAAAACCTGCTTATTTACCGTTTCACCACGCTGGTCAGATGTTATGATATTTTTATCTGTAGCGTCCTCGTATGTTGCTTCGGCTTCTGAATCCATCCATGGCACCCATTCAGCAACTCCGTCTTTTAGTTTCATGAAGCCACTCTTTATAGACTCGACCATTTCAAATAGCTTTTTACCAATCCAATCACCGATATTTTTGAATGCATTTTCAAATGTTTCGGCATCTATTAGACCGCCTGTCATTGCAGACATGAAATGGGACGCGGCTTTCATTATAGCTGAACTCCAACTACCTGTATCAAGGAACTCTTGAAAGCCTGCTGTGATGCCTTCCCATAGACCGTATACAAAGGCAACGATAGGAATTTTCTTTATGATGAATTTCAGACCAACCAGCAACGCACTACCAAGTGCAGCTATTATACCTGTAAAGAAGCCTGTGATCGCTGCCCGAACTGCCGTGATGCTGTCGCCAATCATGCTAAGAAAACCTTTTTTTGATGGCTTTTCAATCCCACCGGCAATCTCCCCGCCACCAAGTACCCTGATGATTTCATCTAGTCTACCAAATAGGTCTATCTGGAATTGAGCGTCATCGCGTTCTTCCTTGACCAGTCGGCGTTCCTCTTGACGTTCCTCTTGTTGCGTTTCAGCAACCGTTCCATCGCTCGGTGCTTTCTCGGCGTCACCTTCTTTCTCGGCGTCACCTTCTTCCTTGGCATCATCTTTTTTCTTTTCCGTTGATTTCTCTAATCTTTTAGTCTCGGCTTTTGCACTTTCTAGTTTTTCATCCAACTCCTGATCTAGCTGAAGGTTTTCAAACTTCAGTTTATCATCGGTTGTTTGTTTCTTGGCAAGTTTTTGGTTCGCAACAGCTTGTTTGGTAACATCGGCTAGTATACCGAACAGACCTGTCATAAGTGGATTGTTATCTACCATACCAGCAAACATAGAGCGCATATCAAAATACGCTCCTGCTCTCTCTTTTGCTGAATCAACAGCAGTTTGACCAAGCCCTTTCTTTCGAGGTAGAATTTCGTCGCGGATACTTTCAAATCCAGTCTGTGATTGGCGTTGTAAAAATTGCTTCTGATTTAGATCAAGCGTTTTATCCTCTTTGACACGCTTTTCCATCAATACCATTCTTTGGGCGGCAGTCTTTACTTCCTTTTTAGTCTCGGCATTTTTGGCTTGATCAAAGATATCACGCATTTCATCAACGAAAAATTGGAATGCTTTGATTTCATTCTTTGCGCGAATTTTTTCTATGCCTTCCGCCGCTTTTTCACCGTCAGCTATGTTTTGTTCCATGGCAGCCTGAACTGTTTGCTCAGTCCACACCTGTATCTCGTTATCAAGGCGCTTCCTTGCTTTCGCTGAATTCATTTCGATGTTGAATTTATCCGCCTCGTATGCAGCCTCAGGCATCTTGGCACGGAAGCGACCAAGGAGACCCATTGCCATTATACTTGCAGCGCCGATGTTATCCGCCATTTCTCTTTTTCCTCGCCTCTTCCTCTTTCTCTAATTGTTCCTGAAGAAGTAGCATGTAGATATTTAGTTCAAAGGGCACCATATTCTCGATTTCCGTTAATGAATACCCAAAATGGTGTATCATCATGAAGTTGGCTCTATACATAGAGATCAACTCCCCCTTCGCGAAAATCAGTGGAAGAAATTTGATAAACCCTTTGCCGTATATGTTGATTCCTTATCGCAGTGAATACATTTCACTGCCATTTCTTTTTGTACAGTCGGTTGATTGGAAACATACTGCTCAATCTTTGTAAAGGTAGATGCAGGTAGATCATCGAGGTATGCTTTCAATTCATCATTCGAAAAATCGTTACGAGTATATACCTGTTCATTGTCGAAAACTTTCTCTACCGATGCAAGGATAACAGCATATCCACGCTCCACCTCACTCTCGATTTTTGATAGCTCATAAACTTCGCCGTATGTAACAGGGCGCATTTTGACACCAACATCTTCATAGATCATGATGGTATCTTCGGTATTTGGCTTACTAACTTCAACGTCAGTAACCGACATTGTGACAGGTTGCTTAGTGTCACAGTGTGGGCATGTATAGATCAACTCGCTGGTTTCACCAACCGACTTGCCTCGAATCTGAAGCATTAGATACTCAACATCGGCAAGTGGTAGATCCTCGATTCGAAGTTCTCGGTAAGTACATGCCGATGCAACATCTGTAACCGCTGCTGCTATCTGATCCTCGCCGCCCATTTCCATTGCTTGCAATAGAACCTTCTGCTCCTTTACGAGAAAAGGTCTATACTGAATTTTTAGCCCAGACACCGGAAGGGTCAAATTGTGTCTAGGAGTTTCAATTTTTGGTAGTGCCATTATGTATTACTCCATTATGTTGGTAGAAAGAATTTATCTGTATCAAGGTTCACCCAATATTTGTATGACAAGGTTACCGACATATTCAACAGTTCATTGTTTGCCGCGTATGTATATGATATGTCACTCAAAGCGGTCGGATATGCCTCACGCAACTCGATTGCATATGTTTCTCGATTCTGTTTGTTTAGTTGATATATTTGAACTGTGGAAACATATTCATTGTAGAAGTTCATAGTACCATCACGAACATTTACAACAACATCTTGCCACAGTTCAAAGAATCTACGTTCCTTTAGATTCTCCGATAGTGTGAAACCAAATGCAACAGGCGCGTATTGTTGAGAGGTAGGTATTTTGATCGGATAATTGGTATGTTTATGTTCGCTCAATTGCAACTGGCGACCTGGCATAAGTGCCGTAGTACACATCATGGATAGCTGGCCCATCCCATTAAATGTGTTGTTTACTGAACCAGGAGAATTCGTTTGAAGAATTCTAGATAGGTTACTGTTTCCACCATTCTGGAAATCCGGTGACATTCTAGGAAAGGTGAAGTTGACCCAATATCTGTTTGGTGTTGCAATCGTACTCTTATCGAGGATGCGACCAACGAAATTGTCTATGCTGCTTGTGAATTCTGGTGCTGCCATGTTAGTATGGGCGTGGGCCCCTCCATCTCGCTGGTGGTAGATGGATGATATTCGAATAATCTTCCATCAAATCTATTACTTTGTATTTAGTGCGAATGTGCGCGTTTAGATATCTGTGGAGAGTAGGCTCATATAGCTTGGTTCTTGACAGACCTTGTAGGACATTATACGATACCGCAAATCGCCTTGTTTTGTTGCGAATGCGCGATACCTTATCCAGAGATTCCAGAAGCTCCACACGCTGACGCAAAGGTAGATAATGTAGATTCATACCTAACCAACCGTCAGGGTAGAAACCAATAGGAATAGAGATTGGAAAGGCATCCCATACAGGTAGCTTATCTTTGTGCTTTGCATCATACACAAAATTGTGAATCATACCGATCATAGGATGCTGCACCTGCTTAGCGGGCAACTGTCCTCTGATCATCTGATTGAACCACTTCAAGGATTGCTTTGCTTGCCCTGAACTAGTCTTAATTAGCCTTCTTAGTGCGCCTACTGCCATTCGTTTTTCTCTTTACTTACCATAATAGAATCCTAGATCCTTGTATGTTTTACCCACTATCTCATCTTTGGATCCCAATTCCTTTAGATACTTTGTATTAGCGTAAGTTTGCGCTCGGATCGTGCGGGTGTTCTTTTTACACGCTCCATGCATTCCCGCCGGTGACATAAAATCATGACCATGCGGGGTCACAAACTTCCCAAATGGGGTATAATAATACCCACCGCACCAGCGACCGTTTTTCTCACCTGGGTTGCCCGCGTGTGTCGGCAATGCTTTCTGAGTAGGTATGAAATTCTTAGCTTCACGAAAATCCTTTTCTGTGATGCAAGCAGAAAACTCGACGCCTACAGCCTCGGAAATACATCTATCGGAATAATACTTATCTCTGTTTGCCATTTTTCTTTTTGAACATATCGTGTTCTGTCATAATCATAAATGTCATGCCATGTTTCTGGGCAAATGCTTCAGCCGCGTTCCATTTATCTTGGTTGCGCTGATATGTTACTACCTCGTTTAGATATTTAGCTTTGGCTTTTGGACCTTTATTTTTAGGCTGAGCAGGTG